TGGCATAAAGCGTTTTGTATGGGCTGGTCAGAACCGATCTTTAAGGATGCTCAATAGATGTCTTGCGTAGTTAAAAATAAATTGATATATTTTAAGATAGGAAAAGGGTCTGGATGAAGTCACCTGGTTTATTTTATAATGCTGATATTCGTAATAACGGAACAGCTAGACGAGTAAGTGAAGCGTTTTTTCGTGATGGTTATGTAGAAACGGGAATGAAAAGGTACTCAAGACCTTTTCACAAAGATGTTGATTATGGAGCTCATGATTTTTGGCTGTTTGTGGATGACGGTAGAGATGACATTCCTATGGAACTTCCTAAAGGCAATGCACCGAAATGCTGTTATCTTGTTGACACACACTTGGGGTATGATAAAAGGTTAGAGTGGGCTAAGTTATTTGATTATGTTTTTATTGCCCAAAGATCTGACATAGAAAGATTTAAAGCAGATGGAGTTGATAATGTTCATTGGCTTCCTCTTGCTTGTACTCCTAGTGTAGATTTAAATCGTCAAGAATTAAAAAGTCATGTAGATCAATTAGAGAACTGGAATAAAGAAGATTTAGATCCTAAGTTTGATGTAGCTTTTGTTGGATTTTTAAATCATGGACATGTTGTTGATGGCTTACAAGAAGGGAAAGATAGAGTAGATTATTTACATAAAATCTTTTCTTTTTTCCCTAATAGTTGGTTTGCTTATGATTGTTTTATGGTGGAAGCAGCCGTCAGATATGCACGTAGTAGAGTTGGTTTTAATGTTTCAATAAAAAATGATTTGAATATGCGTTTCTTTGAGGCGTTAAGTTATGGTACTTGTTTAGTAACTAACACAGATGTTGACGGAATAAAAGAAACAGGACTTAAAGACGGAATAGACTTTTTAGGTTATGAAACGCCAGATGAAGCTATTATTAAGATTCAGTGGGCATTAAATAATCCACTAGAACGTGAAAAAATAGCAAAAAGCGGGCATGGTAAAGT